TCAATAACGTTTTAATGTTTTAAATAGAACATGCCTTTTGATTAATTCTTCAATGAAATTATTTGAATCTGCTTTTCTCATAGCAGTTTTTTCTATTTCAAGACTATATTTACCAGCATTAATGGTGTCTAAAATATCAGTTGATTCATACTTTTTTATATCCTCAACAAAGTTACATGACTCACACCTTAATAATGGATTCTCATTTTCATCAATACAAATATACATTTCTGAATTACAATTTTTGCAATTCATGTTTAACCTCCATTCAACGATCTAATACATCTTATTCATCAAAGTTCAAAAAGGGCATGAAAAAAGAAGGTTTATCATCTCGATAAACCTTCTTTTTCTAAACCAATGAATTAGAATACCGCTCTTAACAATATCGCTTTTTCAACATAATGTGTGCTATCTGCCCCATCTGTTGCTTTAAGGACAATGTTATATAAACTTGCATTACAAGTAATACTGCATTCCGTATCACTAATCACTTCTAAAGTATAAGCACTTGCAGGGGTAGTTCCTGGGATGATAGTGAAATCAAAATGAGCATCATCCACTAAAATACCGTTATTATATTTATTTGCCTTGTAAATTTTTGTGTAACCTTTCTTTATTTCTGCATCCCCAAGTAACTCATATGTAAAACTATCTTGTATCGTTTCCTGCACCGTAATTTTAATGGAAGTCCGTATATTCGGCATTTCTTCCATAAAAGCAGAAACTAAACAAGTACCTTCATTGATTCCAGTAACTAAACCCTGTCCATCAACGATTGCTATATCTGAATCACTGGTATTAAAAACGATCTTCTTATCTGTAACCACTTCGCCATTCAATTTCAATTCAACATTTAGTTGTAATGTTCCATTTACAACCACATTGGCAGTTTCACCATTCGTAATTGAAATTGTAAAAATGTATTTACTCGCATCAGCAACTTCATTTATTAAATCATCTTCTGGAGTTATCAGGTCTGAATCACAAGTAAAAATTGAAAGTCCATTTTGGGTAAAATCACTACTAATCACCTTAAAAGCATTACCCATCTTTATAAATCTCTGGTTTATGGGAATCTCTCTATTGTAGGGCATAATCAAGATTATTTTCCCTGTTGACATAGGAAAATACTTTCCTGTTTCTACATCAAAATATCTTGAATCAAGAATGCAAGGAATTTCTTTAATGATACCTTTAAGATTGAATTTCACAACATAATTACATTTCTGAATTATTCCTTTATAATATGAAAATCGTTTATGTGCAATCTCCGATATAATAAGCCATTTCTCCTTGTCCCATGTAATGTAATCCCCTCTTTTTAATTCTCTGGTACTAGCAATAGTTCTAATATCCGATTGCCTATTAACTGGCAAATTATTAATAAGTGCTTTTACTGCTGGAAGTTTATCATTAATTAAAATATCATCTCCTGCCATTTTAAGAAGATAATAATAATCGTTATCTATGAATTGAAATAAATTCAAGACAAAAACCCCCTTTTTTGCCCCTAAAATCGTTTTTATTTTAAGGGGTAATATAAATATATACCTTGCTTATTAGAAAGCGTTTTTTGACCAAAGAAAACGTATTAAGTCCACATTATTCACTAAAAATATAGACAAATGAAGCTCCATCATTATAGATATTTTCATCATCAGGCAATAACCTTATTTTTCTTTCTAATTGGTCAATTCTCGATTGTATATTTTGAGAAAATTCCATAACTGAAATATCTTCCGTTTTATAGGACTTCATTAACTGTGGGTTATTCGCAAGTGCTTCTAGTACAGATAATGCAGTTTTGAGAATATTCCTTTTGTTTGTATTGCTTTTAGGATCATATTTTTCATCTGGTTCAAGTCCATTTTCTAAAAGAAAAACGTCTAATTGATAATCAGCAAAAGTAATATCTGAAATTTCCATTTTTAAGCGTTCCAAGTTAGTAATTTTGCATTCTATATTAGCCATGCTATCACTCCATTTCTTTTTTTTTATGCATGAAAAAAGCACCCCTAAATTTAGGAGTGCTTTTTCAGCAATACTTATTGTAATAATGCAATATCACTGTAAATACTCAAAATTTTACTCGTAATCAAATATCTCAAGCGAACCATACTTAACATCTCCACGAACCTCTGTCATAATCTTAAACTGTACACTCTCATTTGGTCTAATCCCCTCTGATCCAACTACATAAGTCCAGTCAGTAGTTAATACATTTTCGTTACTATCCATATATATAGCCCTACCTTTTACAAAATAATAGGTTTTGTCCCCATAATTTTTCACTGACCCAGTATAATATGTATATTCCCCTTTTTTATGTCTTTACCACTATATCCTTCACTAACTAACATATCAATTGCTTCTTTTTTTATTGAATCTAGTTCATTAATACAATTTTTTACTTCTGCGTATTCACTACTGCCAATACATTCTGCTATTGTTCTAACAAGCAAATCAATATAATAAGATTTTACAATATTGCTTGTTTCATATTGCCACGTAACCACACAAATTGCAACAATAACAAAAATAATGCAACTGCAAATTAATGTCGTCATATTCTTTGATATTTTACTATTTTTTCCATAGATTCTAAATTGTTTTGAATAGAATTATTCTCATCAGGTTGATCTGTTTTGCTTCTTTATCTTCCCTATCAGTTTTTACTTTAAAGCCACATTTATTACAATAAAAACTATCAGCAGGTAATACGTTCCCACATTTTTCACATTTAATGTTATCCATGGGAAACACCTCCATATTTATAGAACCTTGACCTTTAAAAAATATTCCTGTAGTTATCAATCTCTATGTTTCATAACAAACCTGGATATTGGATACATAACAACGAATTCTGCAAGAGGATATAATATAGTTTTCCCAAACAAAATTCCAATGATAAATAAAACAATATATAATTTCCAGTTCACGAAAATTATGAAATATAGAGAAAACAAAATAAAAATTATAAGTGAAATATTCAATATAAATTAGACGAAAACACTTTATACATAAGCGGCCTTTCAATGTTTGGTACTCTTTGCCATGTACCCCCAATGATTACTAACCCATATAAAATCATAAGAAATTTCCTTTATTATACCAAAAATCAAACATGAATTGTAGAAAAATTGTAATTATTGAAAATTAGGTTAGCTATGGAATAAAAATACCATTTAGGGGTATCGGGTTTTATATTATATAAAACAAACGTTTTATGCAAATATTTCAGCAAATTAACCGTACTTTACTGTTTTCTTGACTTCAGCAATGAGATTATTACTAAAAAATACACCTATTTTTGTATATTTATACTCTTCTATTTTTGTATATTTATACTCTTCTCGTTTGCCAAATCCATTACATTTTAACCTTGAAATCCCTGTACCCCTTGATTTTACTAGCTTTAAAGCAATTCTTGTATTTCGCTATACTATGCGTAAAATATAACGTTTGCGAATTGTAATGTAACATAATGTAGTTTTGTTACATTAAGCGTTTTGAGCTATATTTGAGATTTTCCAGCACACCTCACTCCTGAAATGGCAAGATTTTATGGTCGAATTTGCAAACTTTTATTTTGGTTAAAGTTTACAATATATAACAGGCGGAAAACGCTAGCACGAACGTTTCCACCATCTTCTTCTTATCAATACTATCTTCTTTGTTTCTTATTCTAATTGATAATCATTATCATTTATGTCTTTCTTGCCCTCACCTTTAATCAATACCAACTCCTGTGATGTATCATATATATATGGACTTCTGTTCAGCAACGTTTGTAAACTAATAGCATTCATGTCTTTCAACATCTTTAAATTCTCAATAACCTCTTTAGCATTACTGGGTACATTGTATTCAAAAATAACTTCCATACCATCTACATTAACCTTTATCCCCTGTATATCCAGTATCTTTGCAATCTTCTCATATCTTTGTGTATATCCTGCTTTAAGGTACTGCTCAAACATATTAGCTTTAACCATACTTAAAGAATAAAGTAGTTTAATACTAACCTCTGATATATTACTAATCTCTGCTCCACCGATTACAACGGTTGGCAATCCTGCAATATCAAGTAATGCCTGTTTCAAAGTATTGTATAGCACTTTTAAACTATTAAAATCCATCTTGCCTGTAAGGTATTCCATATCCCCATCTGCTTGTAACTGTAAAGCAAAACCAACAATATTCGGGTCAATCTTTGCTTCACCATCTCTTCCTAAATTCAATGGATCACCTTTTACAACTGGTGTTGGTTGCAGATATTTAAAGAAAGCATCATGGTATTTACTTACCAACTTCTCCATTGCATCCAATATATCAATGTAATCTTCAATACTACTAACTCCTTGTAATTCGTCTAATTCGCTTGGAATGATGTAAGGTATTGGTAATCCACTAATGTTGTTAAATTCCCCTGTCAACCTTAAATTACCACCCTTATTGTCATACGTCATAACCTTATCTTCAGTAAATACTTGATAGTAGCTAACCCCATTTATGCAATAGTAATAAATAAAAGCGATCATCTGCCCATTATCGTTGTATACTGGGTAACTGTCAGCTCCATCAAGTAATTTACTTGTAATGATACCTTTTTCATCAAGATAAACATATTCGTAAACTTCCCCGTACTTTATCATTGTATTTGCAAGTTTAGGGTCAAGCAAAGCATATTTCCCTTTATTGTAAACATTTTTTATGATCTCCAAAGAGTTTTCATCATCACATGATAATGTCAATTTATTCTTTAGAAGGAATTGTGTTTGAAACTCGGTAATCATCTTAGCATAATTTAAAATTATAGCACTAGGTTTAAATGGTTTATTATTATGATATTCTATTTGTCTTTGCTTAATTAAATGGCTACCGCTTAAATATTCCTTTACATTTAGAATATTGTTAATCCTTTTTTGTTGCCATGCTTCACCAACTACATCAGTAAACCAAGTAGGCGAACCATCATAATTATCAATTATATAATCATTTAATGTTTGCATATTTACCTCCTAATAATCGAATTATTGGTCATAGAATAAACTGCTAAAGCACTAGCAATAATCATGTCATCATGCACTTTATTCCCCGTCATTTTCCCTTTATCTGTCATTACATAGGACTTCATTTCATCTAATAACCTCTTAGAATTAATTAAAATCTCCCCATTAATAAAAGCATTTTTAAATAATTCAATAAGTTGTATTTTACTTGTGGCAGTAGTATCAAAGCCATAAACATACTTTTTCCCTTTGTCCGTATATTTCTTAGTCCTAACAACATTTATATAACCGAATTCATGACGCATTTTATAAGCAAAAGTACCTGCATCATAGTTTCTTTCAATCAACATTTGAGCATAATTAAAAAACCTACCAATCTGGTAAGCGATTTCACCAAACTGATAAAGGGGTATCATATTTGAATAAAACTCTGCAACCATTTCACCATCATTATTAAAAATAGCACAAGTCGAAAAATCCAACCCTGTGCCACTAGCAATATCAACGCCCATGTGATACCGCATATTTCTTTGAACATCCTTATATATAAATAGATTTTTATTGAAATACTTTTTTAGAATTTCTGGTAAGGGTGTTATCTCTCCATAGGTTAATGGTTCTGGAACATATAAATATCTATCATTGATCTTGTCTATCGGGAATACTAACCCCTTCATGCTTGTACTAAATGCTTCTTCTGGAAATGAAGGATATTCTGAAAACATCTTTTCTTGGCTCATGTCCTGTTGTTTCCACATATACCAAACGATCTGTTTTAGTGTTACAAGTTTCTTTTCATATAAAGGCACAAAATAAGGGTCCACATCGGTACTTGCCAACATTCGCCCATGGTTGTTATCCCTATACCATTGTTCAGCAATATTTATTTCATGCTTATAATTTCTCTTTGACGAATCGCAATACCAGGGAAAGAAATAGTATTTGAATTTACTCCGATTCCTGTAGCTGTTCATGAATAATCTATAGAAAAAATCAGAAGTTCCTTGATTCGCTGTACTCTCTACCACAAAAGTACTTGTCTTATTCTTTGCCAATGAAGGGTCTGTACTAGCGATTGCCCTTTCCTGAACATCCGAATCATATAGAGAAAATTCCGATAAGAGCACCCCTTCAAATGTCAAACCTCTAGCTAAATCTTTATTTCCTGCAACTTTAAAAATAATTCTTGATTGATTTCCAAATTTTAATTCATATTCATTATCCCTCTGAATCTTTGGTCTATATTTTTCGGGCATCGAATAAAGCATCTGTTTCAACTTTTCCCCTATGCCCTTTGTAGAATCTTCATTGTATGAAGCGATTAAATACGTTGTTTTCGGTATTGTTATGGCTTTCCATAGGTAATATAAGCTAACTACTGTTGTAATACCTAGTTGCCTTGATTTTAGAACAATAATATGCTTATTTTTCTGCATACCGTCAATTAATTCCGCTTGCTCTGGAAGTAATTCAAAAACAACCTCTTTGTTTTCGTTGTTCACGATCTTTATGAAGTTTTTACACCATAAAGGGAAATTTGAATTGACTTTATCCAATTTTGTTTTAGGGTTCATCATGTCCTCCTTTCCAGCAAAATGAATGAAGGGGCGAACACTTATGTTCTACCCCTTCAATATGTATATCATTCCATTATTAAATCATTTTCTTCATCTTCCTTTGTTTCTGTTTCCTCTTTCAGCTTCTTATTAATTTCCTTCTGAAGCATCAAAAGAGTTTTTATAGCCTTATCATCACCCTGCTTGGCTTTTTCTGCTACTGCTTGATATGCTTGCAATATATCTTTGTGGCTCTGTTCTTTCAGCATAAGCCATACTAGATGTGCGTATTGCTCTGTACTCTCCCAAACTTCAAGTCTTTCAAAAGCTTTTCTATCACCATTCATATATCTATTGATTAATTCTTCTTCGGTAAATTTTCTGAAGTCAGTCCGATTATTTCTCAATCCATGTTTCCACATGAAATATACTTGCTTGTGCCACCCTCTTAATTTCCCTAACTCCTGCAAAAGTGTCATAACTTACACCTCCATTTATTTATTTTTAACCCACATAATCAATCAAAGTTAGAATGCTTGCAAGAATAATGATGATAGTTAGTGTTTTTCTCCAATCGTAATCAATAAAAAGTCTTTTGTAGTATTTAAACATCATATACACCTCCATTCGATCATTATGCACCCTTAAACGACTTACTATTTATTTTCCGTAAATTGAACATAATAGATTTATTTTATATAGCAAGTGATAGGAACAATATTCCTATCATCCTGCTATACAAGGTATGTTGTTTATTTCAGTATTTTTTACTAATGCTTCATATTCTCGTCTTGTTAGCATAGTTTTTAATTTTTTATTATCGAATAATCGGCAAAGACAAGCATTAAAGCAATTTTGACAATTCTTATCACATATAGTTATTGATTTTACATTTTCTGGATTGTACAAAAATGAACATAATAGATTTATTTTATATCTATCCAACCATACAAGGCATATTGTTTAGTTCTTCTTTTTTAAATGTTTGTAGTTTGTAGAAATGGTCTTTAGTTATCATTTTTCTTAATTCTGAATCGCTAAATAATCTACAAAGACAAGCATTAAAACAATTTTGACAATTCTTATCACATATAGTTATTGATTTTACATTTTCTGGATTTCCGTATTTTTCACCCAATAGATTTATTTTATACTTATTAGCATCACTTACAAATTTATTTTTATCTTTATTAAATACAATTTTATTATCTCTTAATACATCAATAACCTTTAATTCTTCTAGTTCATGGATTATATTTATTAATGCTCTTTTAGTTAGCCCTGTAGATTGTTCTAATTGTTTATAAGTCATATAAAATGTTTTATCTTTTAATTGATACCTTTTACT